TAATAATGCCTATGTCATGGTTGAAGTTAATTCCAGCGAACAAGTGGCACATATTATGCATAACGAATTAGAGTATGATAATATGGTGTATGTCAACCGAGATACTAAGAGAGGCCAAGTCGTTTCTGGTGGCTTTGGTGCCGGCAAAACTCAGTTAGGTGTAAATACTGATAAGAGAGTTAAAAGAATTGGATGCTTTACATTCAAATCTTTAATGGAAGAAAAGAAGCTGTTAATTACAGACGCTGACACAATCTCGGAGATATCAACTTTTATTCAAGTCAGAGATAGTTATGCCGCTGATGATGGTTACCATGATGACTTAGTGATGCCTCTAGTATTGTTTAGCTGGCTAACAACTAATCCATATTTTAGAGAAATGTGTGATATTAATATTCGTGAAGCAATGTATCAAGAAAGAATAAAACAAATTGAGGAAGATGTAGTTCCTTTTGGTTTCATGTTTAATGGAACTGAAGAAGAATATATTGTTGAAGATGGCGATGTTTGGAGAGAAGAAAAAGAGAATCCAATCATACCACCAGGCTATTTACCCTCAACTCTATAAAAAACTAAATAGTGTATAAAGAAAAATTGACCCGTAAACTAAGGAGAAATCCATGGCATTCCAGCTATCACCAGGAGTAAATGTATCAGAAATCGACCTGACTACAATTGTTCCTTCCGTTGCCACCTCAATTGGTGGTATTGCAGGAAATTTCAATTGGGGTCCAGTAAATGAAGTGGTTACCGTGTCTGATGAGGTTCGCCTCGCCAGTCGTTTTGGTAAGCCCGACAGCACAAATTATGAATACTGGTTCTCAGCTGCAAACTTTCTATCGTATTCCAATAATCTAAAAGTTGTTCGTGCCGCAAACACAACATCAACATTCAATGCTACAGCTAACGCTACTGGCGTTTTAATTGAAAATCAAACTGATTATTCATCTAACCATGAAACCGCATCAAACACATCTTTTGGTCCTTTTGCGGCCCGTTGTCCTGGTGTTTTAGGTAATTCATTACGCATTTCTATGTGCTCATCTGCACAAGCATTTTCATCTAACTTAACAGTCACCGACTCATTAAGAGCTAATGCTGTTACATCTGGCAGTTTAGTAATCAATGTTAATGGCGTAGCTAATGCTGCTGCTAATGTTGTTACAGGAGATTTAATCTCTGTTGACGGCGGTACAACATATATTCGTGTTGCTTCTGTTAACGCCTCTGCAATTGTTACTGCAACTGCACCAGGTACCGTAGTTGTTGGTACTGCTGTGTTGCGTAAATGGGAATATGCTGACCAGTTTGGTGTTGCTCCAGGCACATCAACATATGTATCAGATAGAAATGGTTCAACTGATGAAATGCACATTGTTGTTGTTGATGAAGATGGCAAATTTACTGGAAGTGCAAATACAGTTGTTGAAAAATACGCATTTGTTTCCAAAGCTTTTGATGCAATCAATAATGATGGTTCGTCAAACTACTACAAAACAGCTATTAATACAATGTCACAATATGTTTGGTGGTTAGGTCAACAGCCTGGCGCCACAAATTGGGGAACTGCCGCATCAGGTATAACTTTCAATGCTATCAATTCACCATTTAGTGCTTCGTTAAGTGCTGGTACAGATGGTACGATTGGCAACTCTGAAATTATTACTGCGTATGGTCAGTTTGCTAATCCTGATGTTGTTGATGTTTCTTTACTCCTTTCAGGACCAGGAAACGCAACAGTTGCTGCTGACTTAATCTCTAAGGCTGAATCACGCAAAGATGTATTGGTGTTCTTATCACCAACTAAAGCGTCTGTTGTTAATAATGCAGGCGCTGAATCTACAAGTATTCTTGCTTTCCGTGCAGGCTTAACAAGTTCTTCGTATGCAGTATTAGATTCAGGTTACAAATATCAATACGACAAATATAATGATGTATACCGTTTTGTTCCATTAAATGGTGATATTGCTGGCGTTTGTGCTCGTACCGATTTAGAGCGTGATCCATGGTATTCACCAGGTGGCTTAAATCGTGGTATCATTAAAAATGTTATTAAGTTAGCATACAATCCAACTAAAGCAGAGCGTGATAACCTATATGTTCAAGGTATTAATCCTGTTGTAACATTCCAAGGTGAAGGCACAATCCTGTTTGGCGACAAAACTATGTTAAATCGTCCATCAGTATTTGACCGCATCAATGTTCGCCGGTTGTTTATTGTGTTAGAGAAGTCTATTGCTCGTGCAGCTCGTTCAACAATGTTTGAGTTTAATGACCAATTCACAAGAGCACAATTTGTAAACTTGGTAGAACCGTACCTGCGTGATGTTCAAGGTCGCCGTGGTATTACTGACTTCAAAGTAGTGTGTGATAATTCTAACAATACTCCAGAAGTAATAGATGGCAATCGTTTTGTAGGCGATATCTACATCAAACCAGCTCGTTCAGTCAACTTTATTCAGCTTAACTTTGTGGCAGTTCGCACAGGTGTTTCGTTTGAAGAAATTGTTGGCCGGTTCTAATAAATAGAGAGATAGGAGAAAAAAATGGCTTTTAATGTAAATCAATTCCGCTCTCAGATGACTGGAGACGGTGCCCGCCCAAATCTATTTGAGGTGAGTATGCCGTTTCCTGGGTTTTCTAATCCAGGCGATGCACAACAGAAATTAACTTTCTTGTGCAAAACAGCTCAGTTACCTGGCACAACAGTTGGTGTAGTTCCTGTTCAATACTTTGGTCGTGAATTAAAGTTTGCTGGTAATCGCACATTTCAAGATTGGACAATTACTGTCCTTAATGATGAAGATTTCATTGTTCGCAACGCCTTTGAGCGTTGGTTGAATGGTATCAATAGTCATAGTCTTAATGTCCGTAACCCATTGGCTAATTCACCAGGAAGTTATACAGTTGATTCAGAAGTTACACAATATGGTAAACAAGGTAACACATTGAAGAAATATAAATTCTTAGGTGTGTTCCCAACAGATGTAGCTCCAATTGATGTTGATTGGGGTTCAAACGATACAATTGAAGAATTTACAGTAACACTATCCTACCAATGGTGGGAATCAGTAGATACTGGCGTGGTATAAGAAGAAGGACTTCGGTCCTTCTTTACTTTTTAGGATGATATAATATGGCAATTCAACTTTTTGGGTTTACGCTCGGGAAAAAAGACATTGTTCAGGTTGAGAAACCTGAGCAAGCTTCTTTTGCATTACCAACTGAAACCATTGATGATGGTGCGGTTACAATTACACAAAATGCTCACTATGGTACATATGTTGACCTAGAGGGTTCAGTTCGTAATGAGATGGAACTTATCACAAGATATCGTGAAATGTCCAACCATCCAGAATGTGATATGGCAATTGATGAGATTGTGAATGAAGCAATCACTCATGCTGTTGATGGCACAGTCTGTGATATTAATTTGAATAACCTTAAACAACCAGAATCAGTTAAGAAAAAGATTATTGAAGAATTTAATAACATTCAAAAAATGTTAAACTTTTCTAATTTAGCTGATGATTTATTTAAGCGCTGGTATATTGATGGTCGTATCTATTACCATGTTGTGGTAAACGATAAGAATCCAAAAGAAGGAATTCAAGAATTACGATATATTGATCCACGCAAGATTCGTAAAGTGCGTGAAATATCAAAAGACCGAGATGTAAAAACCGGTGCTCAAATTATTAAAGCAATGGCCGAATACTATGTGTATAACGACCGTGGCACGACAACACAAACATTTACTGCATCCGTAAATCAAGGTTTACGAATTGCACCTGAATCAGTTATTAATGTTAATTCAGGATTAATGGATGCAAAGAATACCTTTGTAATTTCATTTTTACATAAAGCTATTAAAGCTCTCAATCAGTTAAGAATGATTGAAGATGCTATTGTTATTTACCGCTTATCAAGAGCACCAGAACGCCGCATATTTTATATTGATGTGGGTAATTTACCAAAAGGTAAAGCCGAACAATATATGAAATCAATCATGGTACAGTATCGTAACAAGTTAGTTTACGATGCTAATACAGGTGAGATTCGTGATGAGCGTAAACATCTTTCTATGCTGGAAGATTTCTGGTTACCTCGCCGTGAAGGTGGTAAAGGTACAGAAATTACTACACTTCCACCAGGCCAAAATCTTGGTGAGTTAGAAGATGTTAAATATTTTCAAAAGAAACTGTTACAGTCTTTGAATGTTCCAATTTCTAGGTTAGATCCACAAACATCAGGTATGATGGGTGTTGGTAGAACAACTGAAGTTACTAGAGATGAGGTTAAGTTTTCTAAATTTATTGCTCGTTTGCGTAATAAGTTTTCTCGTATTTTTGATGAAGCTTTGCGTATTCAACTATCACTCAAAGGTATTTGTACCGTTGAAGAATGGGAAGAATTCAAAGAATCAATCTATTATCAGTTTAAGAAAGATAATAACTTCACAGAAATGCGTGATGCAGAAATATTGCGTGAGCGTATTAATACAGCTAGTATTATGGACCCTTTTATTGGTAAATACTATTCAACCAATTGGGTTCGTAAAAATGTTCTTCAGATGACCGAAGAAGAAATAGAAACCATGGAGGCAGAAATTGAAGAAGAAGGTAGTCAACCCGTTCTTGGAGATGGCCAAGAAAGCGCCGCAGCCCAAGGGCAAGCAGGTGCAACAGAATTCGCTCCCGAAGATAACACTCAGGAAAGCAGCAGCCAGGAGTCGCTAACTCCTCAGTTGGATGATTCGGTAAACAAATATGCATTTAATAAAACTAAATAGATGATGGAGAATAATATGACAACACAAAATTTTATTGACCAGTTAGCCGCTGGCCAGGCAGCTGATGCAAAAGACACTTTATCAAATATGATATCGGCTAAAGCGTTTGAGAATTTAGATGCTCGTAAACAAGAATTAGCAGCTACATTATTTGGTAGCCAGCAAGAACCACAAGAAGAACCAGAAGCTGAATGAAATCGTTACAAGACTTTAAGACCGTTCTAGTTGAGGAAGAAAAATCAGACTATTCTAAGTTTGATGTTTTAGTTCGTGCTGGATTGGCCAATAAAGCTCAAATGCAACGCATCCATAAGATATTGGATAAAATGCAAGATGAAAGACCTAATTTTAATACAGCAGATAAAGCAATTATTCAAAACCTTTTTAATAAAATGGTTGATTTAGTAAGCAACAATAAACAAATATTTACACAAACTCGTAAAGCAGTTCGTGAAGATTTAGAAGAAGGTGTGGTTGTTAGTTCAGATTTTAAGCTTGGTAAAGATGGTCGTAAAGTAAAAGCACATCGCCGTAAAATTGGTGATGAGTTACTTGGTGAACCAGAATATGCTGAAGTTGAAAAAATGCAGAAAGAAGAAGTGGTTGAATTAACTGAAGCACATGATCCACCTTTTATATTGATATTAAAGCGTAGAGCAATTCGTTTGTATCCTGATGGAACAAAAGTTGCATTATACCGTAACGACAGATTAAATAAAGTATTTGCGGTGCCATATGATACAACTATGGATCCAGTAATTCAGGCTGAAGAAGTTAAATTAGAAGAAGCAGTTGATGCTATTGGTCAACTACAAAAGATTAAAGATACACACCAACACGGTACAGTTAATCATAAAGATAGTAGTGCTAGCAAGGTTGATGCACAAACAGCTCATGCAATATTAACCGTGCATAAGAGTTTGAATGATGTTAATAAAAAGAAGTTTGCAGATATGGTAGCAAGGTCAAGTGGCCATTTACAGAAGGCTGCAGACTTTTCTCGGAAGCACATGAAGTGAGCTTTGTTGAGCTTATTGCAAAGAATAAATTAATTGAGGCCAAAGATTTTATATTTAATCGCCTTGATGAAGTTGCAGCTGAATACCTGCAAGAAGAAAAAGGTATTGTAGGCCGTAATACATATGTTGAGGCGGAAGAAGAATTAGACGAAGCGTCAAATAACATCATTAAAATGGGGCGAATTAAAAAGATTCGCCGGCGTATTCGCAGAAATAAGCAAGGCAGAATTATTGTTCAGAAGAATAGAAGAAAGTCTGCAATTAAAGGATATAAGGTTTCAGGTAATCGTGTTGTTCGTATACCTGCAATTACAAGAATACAGAAAGCAAGAAAATTAAAAAGGTACTGGAAGACAAAAGGAAGATCCAAGTTGCGTAGAACATTACTTAAAAGAAAAATGTCTATCAGACGCCGCACATCCATGGGAATAAAATAAAATGGCATTTCAATCAGAAATCATAAACTCAGTAAAAGGACCATCAATCATTCGTGTTGCGGATGTTGGTACTGCAACTATTGCTCTTACAGATTTAAGAGCCACTCCTAATACGGAAACAGTATCTAATGCAAGTATTAAGCGTGTTACATGGTCAACAAATGGCAACATTCAAATCACTCGCAATAGTATTCCAATTTTAATGTTGCATAATTCTGGCGAAATGCGTTTTGATGATTTTGGTTATTCTTTGGCTAATAACAGTAATCAAAGTATTGCCATTACTGTTAATACCGGCGGATCACTTGTTATGGAAGTTTCCAAAACTGCAACATATAATGTTGACCCATACACAGGACAAACAGTATGAAACTAATTACAGAAACCATTGAAGAAGTTAAGTATATTACTGAAGCTAATGAGAATGGTAAAAAAAGCTTGTATATTACAGGCCCATTTTTAGTGTATGACAAACCAAATAAGAACAACCGACTATATGGTAAAGAAATATTATCTAAAGAAGTTGGTCGTTACAATGAAGAATTCATTAAAACCAATCGTGCTTTAGGTGAGTTAGGTCATCCTGATACACCATCTATTAATCTAGAAAGAGTATCACATAAGATTGTTTCGCTAGAAGATGATGGCCAAGCTTTTATTGGTAAAGCAATGATTTTAGAAACACCATATGGCCAAATCGTAAAGAGTTTTATTGATTCTGGCGTTAACCTTGGTGTATCTTCCAGAGGCATGGGTTCTCTTACTCAGACAAGAGAAGGATACAACCTGGTACAAGATGATTTCCGATTGGCCACAGCAGCTGACATTGTAGCAGATCCATCTGCTCCAGGTGCATTTGTTAATGGTATCATGGAAAACAAAGAATGGTTATTTGTTGAAGGTCGTTTCGTAGAGGCCGACATAGATTCAGCAAAAAGACAGATTAGACAAGCATCACGCAAAGACATAGAGCAGGTTGCGTTAAACCTGTTTGAAAATTTCATCCGAAAACTTTAATTTTATAAATAGAAAATCATAAGGAGATTCCTAATGGCATCAAATAAACTATTCGAGGCAGCAGCAGAAATTCTTGCAGGAAGCAAGAGTGCCGCACCAGCTATGCCTCCACAACACTTAGACGCTGAAATCGTTGATTTAGGTGGCCCAAAGTATAACAACTATAAGCCAACAGACGATAGCGCTAAAATTGACGCTACCAAAGCTGCTAAATCAGCTACAGCGCCAACAACAAAACCATCAGCTGCTTCTCCTGATACTCAATTAAAATTGAACAAAGAAGAAGATGAGCAAGAGCAAGAAGAAGAAGTTATTGCTGAAACTCAAGCTGAAACACAAGTAGAATGGAAAGCTAAAATGAAGGAAGATGTTGATGCCTTGTTTGCTGATGACCAAACTATTTCTGAAGAATTCAAATCTAAAGTTTCTACAATTTTTGAAGCTCGTGTCGAAGACCGTGTAGCACAAATTGAAGAAGAAATTGAAACACATTACGCTGGTATGCTTGAAGAAGCTGTTGAATCTATCAAAGAAGATTTAACAACCAAAGTTGATGACTACCTTTCTTACATTGTTGAGCAATGGATGGAAGAAAATCAAATTGCTATTGAAACAGGACTCCGTGCAGAAATTACGGAAGACTTTATTGCTGGCTTGCGTAATCTATTTGCAGAACATTACATTGATGTTCCTGCTGAAAAAGTTGACCTCGTTGAGGAACTTGCTGGTAAAGTTGAAGAACTTGAAAGCAAACTTAATGAAGAAATTGAGCGTGGTGTTAGCTATGCTAAAGCATTAGTTGAATCCCGCAAAAATGAAATCATCCATGAAGTTACAGAAGGTCTCATTGTTACACAAGTTGAAAAAATCAAATCACTCGCAGAGAGTGTTGAATTCTCCACAGCGGACGAATACAAAGAGAAACTTGAAACAATCCGTGAGAACTATTTTCCATCTGGTGTTATCAAAGCCAGCGAAAAGCAACTTCAAGAAGAAGTAACTGATGGTTCCGAAAAGGCGGCAGTTCCTGCTGACCCACTCGTTGCTGCAGTTGCTAAAGCAATAACTAAAACAAACAAATTTTAATATCCAATAGGAGATAACTCTATGTATTTGTCCGAACAATTACAAACTAAATGGGCAGGCGTTCTGGATCATCCAGATATGGCCAAGATTACAGACCCATACAAACGTGCTGTAACAGCTGTAATTCTTGAGAATCAGGCTAACGAAATGGTTAAGTCTGGCCAAATTCTTCACGAAACCAGCCCAACAAACTTTGCTGACACCGGTGGTTTTGGTGGCGGTGCCGCTGCTGCAGGCCCTGTAGCCGGTTTTGATCCAATCCTTATCAGTTTAGTTCGCCGTAGCTTACCAAACTTAATTGCTTATGACATCGCTGGTGTTCAACCAATGACAGGCCCAACAGGTTTGATTTTTGCTATGCGTACCAAGTATGCAAACCAATCAGGCACAGAAGCTTTCTACAACGAAGCAAATACCACATTCTCTGGTACAGCTTCTGCCACAGATATGACTTTGGCTTTGCAATCTAACACAAGCACAACAGGTAACGTATTCGCTAACACAGTTCACGCTTCTTTAGCTACTTCAACGACTACAGGTCGTGGCGAAGCTTTTGGTGATGGTAATGCTGCTAATACATTCCAAGAAATGGCATTCTCTATTGAGAAAGTTACAGTTACAGCTCGCACACGTGCTCTGAAAGCTGAATACTCTCTTGAATTAGCACAAGACTTAAAAGCTGTTCATGGTCTTGACGCTGAAACAGAATTAGCTAACATTCTTTCCAGCGAAATTCTTGCTGAAATTAACCGTGAAGTTATTCGCACAATCTATTCTACTGCTAAAGTAGGCGCTCAGGTTGGTACAACTACTGTTGGTACTTTTGACCTTGACACCGATTCAAACGGTCGTTGGATGGTTGAGAAAATTAAAGGTTTAGCATTCCAATTAGAGCGTGAAGCTAACGCAATTGCCAAAACTACTCGTAGAGGCAAAGGTAATGTTTTAATCTGCTCGTCTGATGTTGCTTCTGCATTTGCAATGGCTGGCTTGTTAGATTATAACTCTGCTTTACAATCACAAACAAACTTAACAGTTGACGATACTGGCAGCACATTCGCTGGTACAATGTTTGGTCGTATCAAGGTTTATATTGACCCATACTTCCCAACTTCATCTACAAGTGAGTTTGCAGTTGTTGGTTACAAAGGTTCAAATGCTTATGACGCTGGCTTGTTCTACTGCCCATACGTTCCATTACAAATGGTTCGTGCAGTTGACACAGGTACATTCCAACCAAAAATTGGTTTCAAGACTCGTTACGGTCTCGTTGCAAATCCGTTTGCACAAGGCACTACACAAGGTCTTGGTGGCGTTGTACCAAATAGCAATTTTTACTATCGTGCTATTAAGATTGCCAACATCATGTAATAAAAGCTTTACAAATAGTGTATATAAAAATAATAACATAAAAACACTAAACTTGAAAGAGGGACTTTATAGTCCCTCTTTTTTTATCTACTAAATACCACTATGAGTAATATCATACTAATAAACGATTTAGTTGACCTTAGGGCTCGTAAAAAGGTAGAACTTGACTTCTATAATAAACAATTAGAAGAACTTAGAATTAAAATGTTTTTCATTAAAAAAGAGATTGATTTAACATCGGATATCATTACTTTAATTGAACGAGAGAAGATGATGGACCTAAGAGAATATATTAAATGACAGCAATCAATAGAAATCCAGCTAATCCAAACTTTCTTCATCCAAATAAGTTTCAGTTAAATTTTGGACGAGTACCTAATATTCAATATTTTTGCCAAACTGTAAGTGTGCCTGGCATTTCAATGTCTGAGATTATTAGGTCTACTCCATTTGTTGACATCTATTCCCCTGGCGAAAAAGCAATTTATGATATATTGAATGTGACTTTTATTGTTGATGAAGAATTAAAAGCATGGCTTGAGATACATGATTGGATTCGTGCTATGACTTTTCCAACGGATTTCAAAGAATACAAACAACTTGATAAATTAAACAACTATGCGAATTCACAGAAAGATTCATTCCCACAATTCTCTGATGCTACATTAACTTTATTATCTTCTTCAAATATTCCAATATACTCATTCAAATTTAAGAATGCTTTCCCCGTTACACTTTCCACTTTTGTAATCTCCACTAATGAATCACCAGATACAATCATTACTGCCGATGCCACATTTCGGTATGAATTTTATGATGTGGTAAAACTGTTTTAGTCTGCTTGACAATCCTTTGTAATTAATGTATACTCCTATAAGGAGGCTTTGGTATGAATAAACTTGAAGAATTATTAGAAATGTGGGCAAAAGATTCTGTTATTGATAGAACAGAACCTGGCAAAGAACTCACAAACATTCCACAACTACACAGTAAATATTTGAATATACTTTCTCGGCACCGTTTGCTGGCAAAAGAAGCTGAATTCAAATATAGTAAAATTAAACGAATCAAATGGGAATACTACACAGGTAAACTTGATGATGACACCCTTAAACAACATGGGTGGGAACCATTTCCTTTTGTATTGAAATCTGAAATCAACACTTACTTTGATAGCGATGAAGATTTGAATAGATTGATAGCTTCAAAGATGATCCATGATGAGATTGTAGATGCCTGTCAAAGTATTCTTAAAGAACTTAATAGCAGGACATATCAACTGCGTGACTTTATCCAATGGGAAAGATTCATTCAAGGGATTTAATGACTGATATTAGATTAGAAAAAGTTAATGAAGCATACATTCGTGTTCATTGTGAAAGAAACATAGCTCAAGAACTTTCAGATTACTTTTGTTTTTTTGTGCCAGGATATCAATTTGTTCCAGCATATAAATCAAAATTTTGGGATGGAAAGATAAGATTATTAAATTTACAAACCATGGGAATATATCATGGTTTAGTTCCTTACATCCAAAAGTTTTGTGAAGAACGGAGCTATACGATTGAAATTGATTCTGAAATATCTACTACTGAAAACTTCTCTGTGGCTGAAGCTAAAAGGTTTATTGAAACACTTAATCTGCCGCATGAAGTAAGAGATTATCAGTTAAATTCTTTTGTTCATGCTATAAGAAATAAACGCATACTACTGTTATCTCCAACCGCATCAGGTAAATCATTAATACTATATTTAATACTTAGACAGATACAAGATGCTGGCCATAAGAAAGGTCTACTTATTGTCCCAACCACTAGTCTAGTAGAACAAATGTATACTGACTTTGAATCGTATGGATATGATTCTGAAAAGTATTGTCATAGGCAGTATGCAGGTAAAGATAAAGTAACGAATAAGTTTTTAACAATTACAACTTGGCAATCAATCTATAAAAATCCAGCAGAATATTTTGAACAATATGATTTTGTATTAGGTGACGAAGCACACCAATTCAAAGCCAAATCGTTGACAACTATTCTATCAGGTTGCACCAATTCTAAATATAGGATAGGATGCACGGGCACTTTAGATGGAACACAAACACACCGCCTTGTATTAGAAGGTCTATTTGGTCCTGTATTCAAAGCCACTTCTACCTCGGAGTTAATTGATAAAGGCCAGCTAGCTGATTTCAAAATCAAATGCCTTATATTAAAATATTCGGATGATGTTTGTAAAATGGCTCGTGATTGGAACTACAATTCCGAAGTTGAATATATAGTTATGAATGCTGCTAGAAATGAGTTTATTAAAAATTTGGCACTTTCATTAGAAGGTAATTCTTTAATATTGTTTCAGTTTGTAGAGAAACATGGTAGAGATTTACATTCTATAATTAAAGCTCAAGCAAAGAAACGACAAGTGTTCTTTGTTTATGGAGGAACAGATGTTGAAGTTCGTGAATCTATCCGTGCTATTACGGAAAAAGAAAAAGATGCTATTATCGTTGCTAGTTATGGTACTTTTTCTACTGGCATTAACATTAGAAATTTACATAATATCATCTTTGCAAGTCCTAGCAAGTCTAGGGTAAGAAATCTACAATCAATTGGGCGTGGATTAAGAATAGGTGATAATAAATCTGAAGCAACTTTATTTGATATCTCTGACGATTTTCGTATAGGTAAATTTACCAACTACACGCTTAAACATTTTATTGAGCGTGTTAAACTATATGATTCTGAGAAGTTTAACTACAAGTTTTATAACATAAAGTTACCAAATGGATAATATAAAAATAGTAAGGCTACAAAATGGTGATGATGTTATTGCGGACTACCAATCTAAAGACGATGACAACACGGTATTGTTAACCAATCCTATGTGTCTGGTATTCAAAAGAATGCCAACAGGTCGTGCTGTAATGATGATGAGCCCATGGCTACCACTTGAGCTTGTTACTGAGAATACAGCATGGATATACAACCAAGATATTCTTTCTATCTTTCAACCTAAGGCAGATATTATTGAATACTATACCAATACTGTGAAAGAAGTTGAAGAAGATAGGCTTCAGGAAGAAATGACTTCATTGAATGATATTTCAGGAGAGTTTAATGAAATGTCCGAATTTGAAATGGAAGAACAAGAAATGATGGAAGATTATGATGAGTTCCGTAGTGAAGGTATGGATACTAAGAAGCGGTTACTACACTAATCTGAAAACGGAACACCGCTACTTTAACACTTGTCAAGCGCTTTGTCAAGGTTTATTTAAGGCAAAGATGAAGCAGTAGTGGTGCTTTTTGTATAATTTATGTTATAATGGATAATTATTATTAATTGAGGTTGTTATGGCGAATGTATGTTTTGTAGTACCAAGTAGCGCAGCTAAAGCTTACCAAGACTTAGCTAACACTTACTCAGCAATAGAAATGCCAACATGGGCAGCACTACTCGCTCAGGCCGTTCGTGCAAAGGGACACGATCCAGTCATTCTGGACTTTGATGCCGTGCCTATGTCGGATGAACTAGCTGCCGAAGAAATTGCAAAGACTAAACCAAAACTAGTCGTATTTGTCCTTTATGGGCAGAATCCAAACTCTGGTACTACCATGATGATTGGTGCCAGCACTCTTGCTAAGCAACTCCGCCTTAGCCATCCTAATCTAAAGATTGCCTTTATTGGTTCTCATCCTTCTTCTTTACCGCATGAAGTCATCCAATATTCTTATGTTGATTTTGCTTTCATTAATGAAGGTGTTTATGCACTAATAGATTTGCTGCAAACAAACCTTGAAGATGAACTAGACAAAGTTCCAGGCATTTGGTATAAGAAGGCTGGCTTACCAAGACCATCCGCACCAGGTCGTATTGTAAAAACAGCCGATATGGATACGATGATGCCTGGTTATGCATGGGATTTATTACCTAAAGATAATTATTTACTAGACAAGTATCGTGCTCACTTTTGGCACTCCAATTTTTCACATGATAACCGAACACCATTTGCAGCGGTATACACATCACTAGGTTGCTCGTTCAGTTGTAACTTCTGTATGATTAATGTGGTCAATCGCACCTCACATGATGAAGATACAGTTTCATCTGACAGTAAAGGTATGAGATTTTGGTCTCCCGAATTAATGTTAAAACAATTTGAATATCTTTGGGAAAGCGGTGTAAGAACTGTCCGCATTACAGATGAAATGTTCTTTCTGAATAGAAAATATTATCAACCTATTCTACAAGGTCTCATTGACCGTGGCATGAAATTTAACTTTTGGGCTTATGCTCGTATTGATTCTGTTCGCAAAGACCAATTACAACTATTCAAAGAAGCAGGTGTCAATTGGTTATGCCTTGGTATTGAAGCTGGAAATCAAAATGTTCGCTTAGAGATTGATAAAGGTAAATTTGAAGATGTTGATATTCGCCAAGTAGTTGCTGATGTTAAAGCTGCTGATATCAACATTCTTGGAAACTATATGTTTGGATTTCCTGATGATACATACGAAACAATGCAAGAAACATTTGACCTTGCAAAAGAATTAAATTGTGAACACGCTAATTTTTATGCCGCTATGGCATTACCTGGCAGTCCATTACATCTGTTTGCTCGTAAAGAAGGATGGGATATGCCACAAAAATTTGAAGAATATGCCTTTCTATCATACGATTGTAAACCACTTAGAACTAAAACATTAACTGGCGCTGAAGTGTTAAAGTTTCGTGATGATAAGTGGCATGAATACTTTTCTAATCCAACTTATTTGAATTTGGTTGAGTCTAAGTTTGGTTCACAATCACGATTAAATTTAGAAGATATGGCAAAAATTAAACTGAAAAGAAAATTACTTGGAGATTTAGAATGATGACTTTAACTGAAATTGCAAAGGGCTATCGTAGCCAGCTCTTTGAGAAGTTTGTAGAAACAGCACAAGGGCATCCTGGCTCAACTTTTTCAATGTTGGATATTGTAACCACATTATATCATGGTGGTTTTGTCCGTTTTGATGAAGAAAAAAAACAATTCATTGATAAAGTAATTATTAGTAAAGGCCATGCAACTGTTGCTCTTTATCCTATTCTTACTAAGTTTGGTGTAATTGACCAAAAAGATTGGGACAATTGGGGTAAATCGGAATCGTGTTTGCGAATATTTGGTAACACAACAATTCCAGGAATTGATGCCACTTCAGGTTCTTTGGGACATGGCATTGGTGTTGGTGCTGGCATGGCATTATCTTATAAACGAAGTGGTATTTCTAAAAAAGTATTTGTTGTAATTAGTGAAGGCGAACTGTATGAAGGTTCAACATGGGAAGGTTTGTTGTTTGCTGCACATAACAAGCTAGACAACCTTACTATTTTTATTGATATCAACTCACTAATTATTCTTGGCGGTACTGATGATTGCCTTGCATTAAACTCAATTAAAGATAAACTCAGCGGATGGGGCTTCGTTACTGCTGAAGTTGATGGCCACAACTGTGAACAGATTGAAGAACGATTACACGCACTTGAATCTTACTCACATGAAGATAAAGATATGCCAAGAATTGTTTTTGCAAAGACAACAAAAGGAAAAGGATTCTCGGTGATGGAAAATAAACCAAATTGGCATTATTGGAATCCATTGACAGATGAACAAATTGAACAATGCCGTAAGGAGATTGCATAATGTTACAGCGTGATGGATTTATTGATGAGATTTATAAAGCTCTTGAAACAGATAAAGATATTTACTTTTTAAGTGCTGATTTTGGTGCAGCTGCTCTAGATGATTTGCGTGTAAGATATAAAAATAATTTTATTCATTGTGGTATCTCCGAACAAAACATGATTGATGTTGCTGTAGGTCTTGCACTAGAAGGTAAGAAAGTTTTTTGTTATGCGATGGCACCATTCATTTCTCTCCGTGCATTAGAGCAAATCAAAACGGGACCTGGCATTATGAATTTGCCAATCACATTGATTTCAGTTGGTGTGGGTATTGGTTATGCTGATTCAGGCCCAACACACTATGTAACGGAAGAATTTGCTTGCTTGCGTTCAATTATTGGTGTGAGTATTTACACAGCCGCTGATACATCGACCGCTAGAGAGTTAGCAAAAGACTTGCTGGCCAATCCAAAGTTTTCATATGTTCGTTTGGACCGACACGCATTACCAGAGATTGAAGATGCTCAAGACCATGGATCTTTCCGTGTTATTGGTGAAGTAACAAGAGGTGAACCTCCAATCCAAAAGATTGCTTTGATATCACATGGTAAAATGGTTCACATTTGTGCTGAAGTTGTTAAACAAAACCCAAGCAGATTCTTTGCAATTGATTTGATTCAATCTAAACCATTTCCAAAAGACTTGATTGAATTATTATCTGCTACTGAAAATATGGTTGCTTGTGACGAACAAACGCCAGCAGGATCATTAGGTGCCGCTGTATTTGAAGCGTTTAGTGATGTTAATTTATTTCCTAAGATTATTAATGTTACTTTACCTGAGAAGTATTTCTTTGACAATATTGGTCGTGATGGTATTTACAAAACAAATGGATTAACAGCAGAAAACATTATCAAGCAATCTGAAAGGTTTTAATTAATGGTTATAACAAAGACGCCTTATCGGCTATCCTTGTTTGGTGGTGGTACAGATTATCCTTCTTGGTTTGAAACACATCCAAGTAAAGTAATTGCAGCTGCTATGGCAAACTATTGCTACTTGACAGTAAAGAAACTACCACCATTCTTTGAATATGGATCCCGTGTCATTTATTCCAAAATAGAAAGTGTGCAAGAATTTTCTGAGATAGAACATCCTTCTGCACGAGCTTGCTTACAATACTTTGATATGCCTGGTGGATTTTCAATTACACATGATGGTGATTTACCAGCAAGGTCGGGTATAGGTTCTAGTTCTTCTTTTACAGTTGGATTATTACACGCACTCCATGCTATTAAAGGTGGAATGATATCAAAAGAAAAGTTAGCACAATTAGCAATTCATGTAGAACAAAATATGATTGGTGAAAGTGTAGGCATTCAAGACCAAATTATGGCATCATATGGTGGTATTCGTGTGATTCAAATGGGACCAGGAAACAAATGGGTTTCAGAGCCACTAGTATTGTCAGATGATTACATAAAGAATTTTGAATCTCATGTAATGCTAGGGTTCTCAGGTGTTAGCCGATATGCTGAAACAATGGCAAAGAAAAAAGTAGACCAGATAAAGAGAGGCGATTCATACTATTACCTTAGTGACATTAATGGATTGACCAATCAAGCTATTGATGCTTTTACTGACAAGAAAGATATGTCTGAAATTGGTAAACTACTGCAACAAGGATGGACATTAAAACGCCAGCTAGCTGAAGGCGTAACTGAAATGTGGATTGATGATATCTATAATGAAGCAATTCGTGCTGGTGCTTTAGGTGGTAAACTAATGGGTGCTGGCGGTGGTGGATTCTTTTTCTTTCTTGTGCCACCAGAAAAACAGGAACAATTTAAGGAAGATATGCAGTCAATTAAAGTATGGGTGCCATTTAAGTTTGATACTCAAGGCAGCCAAATAGTTCTTTATTCGTGAGATAATATGAAATATCCATTAATGCGTAACAATATTACAAGAGAAGATTTAGATGCTCTTATTGAACACCTAAAACAAGATGATCCAATTTTAACTAATGGTCCAAATTGTCGAGCCTTTGAAGAAGAATGGTCTAAGTGGTTGGGTGTAAAGTATTCTGTGTTTGTAAACTCAGGCGCTTCAGCTAATCTATTATCAATGACGATGTTAAAGATAAAGCATCCAGAAGGTGGTGAAGTTATTGTTCCGCCATTAACTTGGATATCGGACATATCTTCAATCATACAATGTGGGTTTACTCCTGTGTTTGTTGATGTTGATCCAAAAACATTAGGTATGAGTGCCAGAGGCATCACTAGTGCTATCACAAATAAAACTAAAGCGGTATTTTTAAGTCACATTCAAGGATTTAATGCTCTTACTGATAATCTTTTATCTGAATTAATCAGAAATGGCATTCCATTAATTGAAGATGTTTGTGAATCGCATGGTGCAACACATAATGGTAAAAAGTTAGGTAGCATAGGTTGGATGTCTAACTTCTCATTCTACTATGCTCATCATATGACAACGATTGAAGGTGGTATGGTTTGCACCAATGATTCAACAGTATATGAAACGGTTCGTATGTTGCGTTCTCATGGTATGGTCAGAGAGCTTTCAGATGAAAAATTAAAATTGGATTATAAGCTTAAAAATCCAGAATTAAATCCTGAATTCATCTTTGCTTACCCAGCATATAATATGAGAAATACGGAACTAGGCGGCATACTTGGCAGGAAACAGTTGACATCTTTGAATCAAAATGTTATACTCCGTAATAACAATCATCACAGATTCTTATTCCAATTAGATTCTTCAAAATATAAAACAGATTTTAATTTGTTAGGGGCAAGCAATTATGCCTTTAATTTAATATTAAAAGAAGCTGATGATGAGTTAGTAGAAAGATTAATGAAAACAATGCGGCAAGAAGGCATTGAATTTCGGCGTGGTAGTGCTGGTGGTGGAAATCAACTCAGGCAACCTTATCTAAAAGGTATTATTCCTGATGGACATTATAAGAATTATCCAAACACCGAACACATCCATTTTTATGGTTTTTATCTTGGTAATTTCCCATCAATGACATTTGATGAGATTGATGAAATTACAAGTATACTGAATAAGGTTTAACATGGCAAATATATTAGTTACAGGCGGCGCAGGTTATCTTGGTTCAACCATGGTGCCCGAGCTATTAGCTAAAGGACACAATGTTACTGTATTGGACAACTTCATGTATGGTGAGCCTTCATTGAATCATGTTTGTTATCATCCAAACTTTAATGTTTATAAAGGTGATATTCGCATTAAGTCTGATATTGCACCTCTATTAAATCAAGCTGATGTTATTATTCCACTAGGTGCATTAGTCGGTGCACCTATCTGTAAACAAGACCCTATTGGTGCAACCACAACGAATGTCGATGCGATTAAAATGATGTTGAATATGCTTGATAGAGACCAGCTAGTTATTATGCCAACAACCAATAGTGCATATGGCTCAGGTGATGATAATAATTTCTGTACCGAAGAATCACCATTAAATCCAATCTCAAAGTATGCGATTGATAAAGTAGAGGTTGAAAATGCATTGGTCGAACATGGCAACTTTATTAGTTATCGTTTAGCAACAGTATTTGGTATGTCACCTCGTATGCGTATTGATTTGTTGGTTAATGATTTCGTATATCGTGCAGTTAAAGATGGGTTCGTTATTCTATTTGAGAGCCATTTCAAACGCAATTATATTCATGTGCGTGATATTGCAAAGGCGTTTGTTCATGCTATTGACCATAGAATCACAATGAAAGGTAATATCTATAATGTTGGTTTGTCTGAAGCCAATGTATCTAAGTGGGAACTCTGTGAACATATTCAGAAATTTATTCCTACATTTACATTCATTGAATCGCCAATTGGTGAGGATCCTGATAAGAGAAATTATATAGTATCAAATGAAAAGATTGAGAAAACTGGATTCAAAACAGATGTTACATTGGATGCTGGTATTCAAGAATTGATTAAAGGTTTTCGTATGATTAGAAATACGAAATATGGTAATATTTAATGGAACATATGGAGTTTAACGAAGAAAATTTGAAAAAGGTTTGTGAACTTATTAAACAAAACCTTACACCAGATTTGCTCCCTAAATCTTGGATAACCAGAAACGAAAAGAATCCAACATTTGGTCATTGTCATAACTCCGCAGGATGTTTATATAAGATTTTTGGTCCTAAGGCCGTTAATATGTATCGTGGGTTTGATGGAGAAATTTATCATTGGTGGGTGCAAGATAAACAAGGCATCATTATT